TCTGACCTCGCAATGATGAAGAAAATTAAATGAACTTAGGACGCAAAGTTAAAGTAGTTTCGAGGTTCGCGGAACAGCCGATTTACCCAAAAGAGGTAGGTGCAAGGGGTGTTTTTTGTTTTGCACCTACCCCTGTGGATAAGTGCGCTAAGTCATTGATTTATAAGGAAGTCGAGGTAGGTGCACGAGGTGCAGCGTGCAGTGCCGTGCACCTTGCACCTACCCCTACCTAAGTCATTGATTTTAAAGGGCACTGCAAGGTTCACGAGGTGCACTTCTAAAGAAGGGGAGAGAGATATACATATCTCCCCTACGGGATACACCCTTACTCCCTTCTTAGAATAGGGGGGAAGAAAAGAAAAAAAATTTTTTGTAGGATGAGAATCAAGGGCGCATAGAAGGGATTTTGTATGGCTAAAAATCAAGCAGTCGATATGTTGAACAACCCAAAGCGAAGCCTGCCTGAGAGGCACAAAGAAAAGCCGTTCACGAAGAAGCAGCAGGCGTTCATTCAGCACTATGTGTATCACGATCTGACTAACACAGAAGCTGCGCATCGAGCAGGTTACTCAAACCCACGGCAGATTGCGTATGTGCTTTTGCATGATCCCAGATACATGAACGTGCAGATGAAGATTCGTGAACTGCAAGAGGCGCAGCAGAAGAAGTATGAGATCACGTTTGAGAAGGTTGCGCGTGACTTGCAGATGATCAGAGACAGGGCAGTTGAAGATGGATCGTATGGTGCAGCCGTCACAGCAGAGTTGGGCAGAGCAAAACTTGCGGGCCTGATGGTTGAGAAGAAAGAGATCAAGCACGGGCGAATCGACCAGATGGACCGATCAGAAGTTGAGGCCAGGTTGAATGCTCTGCTCGACAAAAATCAACTGATGCCCGGCTTGCGCGCTGCAGTGGTGGATGACAGCGTGATGGATGTTGAGGATGTGCCTGATGATGATGTTGAAGAGGCACAGTTTGAGGATGCAGAGTTCGAGGATGCAGAGTTCGAGGATCAGGAAGATGAGGAGCCCGCAGCCGAGCTCCTCGATGGTGAGGATGAAGAGGATTTAGGTGAGGATTATGATTTAGGTGAGGATGAGGAAGACGAAGAAGATGAGGAGGATGATTTAGAGCCAGACGAAGACTCCGCATGGTAGCGAACCAACGCAATCGGTGGCCTGAAACCTTTGCCTCTACGCCTCAGTTGAGTAATACGCCTTGGCTTATCAATGCGTCTAACCGCCCGAAAGGCTTTGCTTCGATGCGCCTGACAGCAGTACTTGGCTGATGACTGCGTGCTCATGAACTTCACACCACACCATAAGCATGTGAACTCACGCTCAACTTTGTGTTGGTGCATCGTGGATGAGTTGGCTCTCATGCCTCCACGAGTTTCTTTCTCGTAGGGATCTGTTGATGAGATTAAGTCAGACATCTAAAGATCCTCGATCTCTTTGTGCAAGAACCCGCAAGCTTCCCAGTCTTCAATCCTGTAAAACCAAAGAATATTAAGTTCAGGAAACTTAAATTTTAGTTCTTTTAGAATTGGTGCAGGTGGAGACCACGCAGTGTCAAACTTGTATGACACCTCGTCGCCATATTTTTCATCAAACTCCATGTCCTCGTTCATGGCGTTCCATTTCGTTCCCCAGTTATCGCAGTTCCAGTTGTACCATCGGTCATCTGTTTTGCCGCTCGTGGGGAACCTATTGAAAGACATCACTAGCTCGCCAGACTTGTTACGAATCTCTTCAACATCAGTCGGAAGCTCGTCATTTTCGTCTGGCGTGTTGTCCCAATCTGGCGATGGAATTATTTTGTTGAAGTCGAATATGGAATCATCAGACTCTACAAAGTTTATGAAAGATCTAACTTGATCTTCATCTCTACTCCAAACCTTTAACTCGTTTTTGCATATGTTAGGCATCGGTAGTCTCCTTAACTATTGATTTGCCAATGGTCTGAGGCAGTCGGGTTGTGCGTAAAGCAAACTCTTTGTTCCCAGACAATGTGATGCGCTCCGCTTGGGCACGGCTCATGGCTGTGACCTTCACTTCGTGCTTGATTACTTCAAGGTAGCTGATGGTGTACTCAGTCAGAACACCACGAGAATCTTCGTAGCATTCGCTGTAGCACATCGGGCAGCAGTTACGCATGCCCGTGTTAGTTTCGATTGATGCAAGCATGTGCTCAGCAATCATGGTGCCGCACTCGTCGCACGGGAAGAAGACTTCTTCCTCAGGTGCGTCTGGTTGCATGGCGAGTTCCTCGTCAGACAAACCATCAAGATGACTGAGCCTTTGCTCCTCCAAATCTTCGACTTCGTCATCGCATCCAATGCACATCGCGGTGGTGTTGTGAAACACCATGCTACGTTCATGGTTGTACTCACCACAGCGGTCACAGGAAATCTTGCCGTCGATTGAACTCATGATGCAGTCCTCCAGTATTTGTATGCTTCTGCCTCTGGGATCGTGTTGAGCCATATCCAATCTTTGGCATTCTTGTCAGTGCGCTGCAAGACAAAGTGAGCCTTGTATTTCTCTAAGATCTCATCAGTAGGTTTGTCTTTGCCAAGCTGCAAGATGTCGTTGCTCTTGGGGTCATAGACCGCGACTTTCTTTTTCAACGTCTTGCGCATCTCTTTCAGCGTCAGTTGTTCGTTGATCAGATCCGTGATCAGCCAGTCGATTAGCTCGTCACTCTTTCCATCACCGAATGCATCTATCGCCCATTGCAGGTCTTCACCTAACTCAATCTTCTTGAGTGTGTATTGCTTGGCCTCTTCACGGGCGATTGCCATGGCCTCATCAAAAGCCTCTTTGCCTTTGCCGAAATCAGATGGCGAGTAGAAGTTCGGGCCACCGCTGCCACCGTTAGAGGCAGAGAACATGCGCTTGCCGTTGATGTAGACAGATGCTCGGAAGCAGTGTGTCTCTTCAGAGATACTTGTGTTGAGGCTAAGGTTCTTGAGTTCCATGGCAGAGCGTGGCCCCATCGCTGCAAGCGTAGGGTCAAGGTCTTTGGGTTGGAATGGTTTGTTGGTGCGTGACATATGCTTTCTCCTTTTGTTTGCTATGCGCGTTCGATAATAATGCTTTGGCGTTCTATGTCAATAGAGAATTATGAGTATCGACAAAAAGTATCTAAATTGTGGGGGTTTGTGGGAGTTAGTCGCTCCCCACCCCTCCCACAAGGGGTCTAGCGTTTGATTTGAGAGCTTTTCCCGCCCGCTTAGGGGTTTGCGTAGGCTTGCGGCCTTGCGGCCTTGTACGGGGCCGTGCGTGCGCCTGAGAGCTTGCGGCCTTTTGCGATTTTTTTTATGCATGCTTGCGGGCTTGCGGCCTTGATCGAATATATATGCTTGCGGCTTGCGGCCTGTGGCGATCCGCGGATCACGGCGGTGGGCGCAGGGGCTTGGGGGATTACTCCCCCGCCTCCAGGCTCTTGTGGATTTGCTCGGCCTGCTCTTTGTCTCCTTAACTAACCGTGAATGTTGGGACCACGTTTGCATCTACCACGAATCCGCTGGTGTCATGCTTGGCAGGACCTTTTGCTTTTAGCCCAATCACCACCTTGCCCGCGTGAACATTGGTCAAGTCTGACTGGTCGCCGTCGATAACCTCACGCCCTAGGAATGTGTCGGGCATCTTGCTTTTGAATACCACCGCTATCGGATTGTCCTGGCATACAGCCATCAATACTTGCTTTCGATATTGGTGCCGTGCGCTGTATGAAAACATCAAGTCATAATTCGATGGGGTTTTGTTGAGACGCTTGGCGCGTTTCGTGTAGTCATAAAAATACAGCGTCGGGAAATCTTGCGGAATGTTGTGCTCTTCCCATGCGATATCGGACAGCACGTTAAGACGAACCACACCTTGCACGTTTTGCTTTTCGCATAGCTTGGCGAAGTTTGATAGTTCGCGTCGTAGTTGTGACAGAAAACCTTCGCGGTCCTGGTGCCAGTAGTCTGTCCGTGCCTGGCGTGCCAGGTTCACGCTGCGGTAGACTGCGGCCAGGCCTGCATCTTTTAGGCACAAATCCATACAGCCTGCCGCTTTACTGCCCGCGCACAATATGCTGTCGGGCATCATGGACAATTGCGCCATTCGTACTTTGCCACCAAATGGCAGGCCTTTTCTGCCGGTCTTCGCGACCTTCGTGTTACCACTAACCTTGGCGGTGTCGAGTAATTTCTTAACCATCTTTTTGTTTCCTTTTGTTGCCAGCCAATTGCTTGACTGTTGCGTTTATTTTAGCAAATTTTGCCAGGCATTTGCACATTTTTTTGGGTGCCTGGCATATGCTGCGAGCCCGTCATGAGCTCGGCTTGCGGCCCGCCAGGCTTGCGGCCTTGAGCGTTTTATATATGTTTTGCTCGCAATGCCTGCGGCCTAACAGGCTTGCGGCCTTGAGGCATTTATATATATTTGCGCCAGGTCCTGGGCGCCTGGAGTTGATCCGAAAAAAAGGGGAGCCGGAGCTCCCCTCTCTGCTAGTCATCCCAGCAGGCAATGACCACGAGCATTTCGCGGACAACGCTATCTGTGAGGACCTCGCGCATTCGAGCGCGCTCAGCAGTAGAGACAACAATCCCATCCTGCTTAAGCTGCTCGATCATCTCGGAGAGTAATATCTCCCTCCCCGTCGCGATGGTTTCTGGCGTCATAGACAACCTCCATCTCTGGTTTTAGGTGCTCCTCGGCCACCCTAAGTGATACGAGGATTTCTATTTCCCATTGACGTTGGTCGTAGCCAGTTGGCCATTGCTCTCGAAACATAATGTCTCCCTTTTGTTTTGAGTGATGGGGGCCGCAGCCCCCAGGTTTATTATGACTGATACTGTTCCAGCCACTCAGGCTCAGCATCGAGCAGCCGGTAGCAGGACTGAATCATGCCAGCGTATTGGTCGCCATACTCCCAGCTACCAAACGTCGCATCCGATTTGGCTGCAGTGAACCATCGCGAGTACTGGTTCTTTTTCTCGGCCTCGACTGATTGCTTGTAGCGTTTCAGTATGCGTATTTCGATTGGACCTATTTCGTGGTGATATCCCACATAGGTTGCATATGGTTTTTCAACGTCGCGCGTTTTTCCAAATGGATTTGCCATTGGTTTGTTTTCCTTTTGATTTGATCCGTGGATCAGGTTGGGAATGGGGGCCGCAGCCCCCGCCTAGATTATCGGTTGCCGATTAGTTCGAGGACCATATCGTTGGCTGTGGTCAGGTCATGCCCGCCAATGTGCCATTCGTACAATTCCTCGATGGTCCCGCGTCCTGTGTAGTTCGGGCCATCTTTCCAATTGTAGACTGTCGCTACGTCGCCATTGTGATCGAATACCCATTCGACATCGACTTTATAACCATCGGTTCCGCCATTAGGCTCGCCAATCAGTTTAACCAGTTCGGCATAAGGCATATTAAATGCGCCGACATAGTGAGTGCCATTCGCGCACTTGCCATTCTGGGCGTTTATCTTGGCGCACTCGGCGCGGATTACTGGGTGCCATACGGTATTTATTCTGTCACCCGCGCAGTAATTGTCGCGCGCCCATTGGCGATACTCGGCGGCGTCGGTTTCGTTTAGTTTTTGAAATAGCATATCGTTTTCCTTTTGATTTTGCTTTACCGTTACAGTTTAAATGATGCGAGGCTGCATCGCAATGGGCACCCGATTGGATGCCCATCACGTTGGTGCCTAGACCATTTCGATTCGGACACTAGTGCGCTCGTGGGCCTTTACCTGTGCAAGTGTAACCTTGTACTTGGCGGTCTCGCCATTAATCTGCATTTTTCCTTCATTGCGA